GTTGATACTGGATGAAGTTGGTGTACAGTTTGGGTCAGAGTTTGAAAAACAATTGTTGTTTGATGTACTAAATGAACGCTATGAAAAACTTAAGCCATCTATTTTATTATCAAATATTCCTAGTGAACAATTAGGAGATTACCTTGGTGAACGTGTAACCGATAGGTTGCGTGAAAACGGAGGTGCATTAATTGGATTTAACTGGGATTCACATAGGAAAAATTTATGACCATACCAAATAATTACACGGTCAGACAGATAATGTCTTTTGAATGCAAAGAATGGTTTTTAAAAAAACATTACGCAAAACGATTACCAACAATTTCGTATGCTTTTGGGTTATATAAAAATAAAAACAATTTATTAATAGGTGTGTGTAGTTATGGAAAACCTATGAGTTCAACATTAGTCAGTGGATCTTTTAATGGTTTATATCAAAATAATTTTTTAGAATTAAACAGATTAGTAATACAAGACAATACTAAAAAAAATGTATTATCTTATTTTGTTTCGCAAACTTTAAAAAATTTACAAACACCAAGTGTTGTAGTTAGTTATGCAGATACTTCACAACATCATCATGGATATATATATCAAGCAACAAATTGGATTTATACAGGCTTAAGTGCAAAAAGACCAGATTATAAAATTAAAGGATTAGAACATTTACATTCAGCAAGTATTACTGACTCATTAGGTAGAACAGATAAAAAAAATATTAAACAAGTGCAATTATTAAGAAATAAATATGGAAAAAATTTTTATATGGTAGATAGACCAAGAAAACATAGATATTTTTATTTTATTGGAAACAAAAAGCAACGAAAAGAAATGATTAAAAATTTAGTTTATAAAGTAGAGCCATATCCAAAAGGAAATAACAAAAAATATGATTCGTCATATGAACCAACAACTCAAGGAATTTTATTTTAATGACAACAGAACAGAAAATTGCCGCAGCTAAAGCACGTATTCGTGAATTAGAATTATTAATTAAATTATGGAGCAAGTAACTATGAAAGAAAAAACTATTTTGCAAATTGCTAAATACAAATGCCAGCTGGCAGAATTAGAAAGACAATTTTGGTTTGAAAACTTAGATGGTAGGTTTTATAAAGTAAACTATGACCGCATAACAGAAGAAATAAGGAGGTTAAAACATGATTGAAATAGTATTAGGTTGGCCGCCATCAGATCTATCACCAAATAAAAGATTGCATTGGGCAAAACTGGCAACAGCAAAAAAACAATACAGAAAGGATTGCCAGAGTGTATCAAAAGAACAATTAAAAAAATACAGAGGAGTTTATAAAGACATCCCAGAAAAATTAGTTTTAGAAATGACTTTTATTCCACCAGATAAACGAAGTTATGACCGAGATAACTTAGTTGCTAGAATGAAGTCAGGTATTGACGGCCTTGCTGATGCATTAGGCATCAACGATAAACGTTTTAATACTGTCATCTCAACAATGGATACAGACTACCTTGGTGGTTTCGTCCGCATACGCATACTACAGGAAATTCCTTATGGCACGAAAAATCAAAAACCTATCAGTCAAGACACGAGAATACAAAGATAGGGATGGCAACGACAAAGCTAACTGGCAAAACATTGGAGTCATTATGGAGAATGACCAAGGCAAACAATTTATGTTGTTAGATAAATTTATTAATTTAGCTGGAATTCCTGATTTTAAAAATCCAAATTCTACGTCAGTAATGGTAACTATGTTTGATGTAGATAATGATTACCAATCTAAACGCAAAGATATACCGCCATCTTATAAAGGTAACGATAACGATTTACCTTTTTAAAAATAAAATACCCCAGAGTGGCAGACCATAAAACACTCTGAGGTATCGGCTCTAGAAATGCGGAGAACTAGAACCTAGTAGGCACCCTTTATTTTTTGGGTGGCCTACCTTTTTTAGTTCCGTAAGTTCCTTTTCCTTTTGGCATAATAAACCTCCTTGTTTATTTTAATTATGAAAGAATTTTTTTATTCTGTCTATAGTTTTACGCTCTTCTCTTGTCTGTTTTTTAGATAACATTGCTTCTAATTCTATTAATCGACCTAATAAACTTGCAAGAAACACATCCTGTTTCATCTGATGACGTATGAGATGTGTGCAATATCTTTTTACACCATCGTAATCATCACTTTTTAAGACTTCTCTGATACGCATCTCGACAGAAAGCTGTAATTCTACAGGTGGTTCTTCTAATTCGATATTAAGAAATCTATCTTTTGCCATCAGTTTAATTTAGGAAACAACTGTTGCTCTAAAAGGTCTACTGCACGGTCATCAAGGGTATTTGTGGTTTGCCGGCTGATTGATCTAAGGCACTCAATTATTAAACGCTTTGCACTTGTCGATGTGAGGAAGCGTAAAATTATTGGCTTTAGTATTTTGTACATAGTTTTATGTGTTACTTCCCAAACATAACAACATTTGCTAGGTTTGTCATAACTGCCTTAAATAAACTGTAGCTATCAGTTTACTCCTCACACACTAGGCAGTTTTTTTAATATGGCAGAAAAAGACAATGAACTAGAACAACAAGAAGAACAAGAAGGCACAGATTGGGCTGAAATTTTTGGTCATGGTGTCAGATTTATGATTCTTGTCTGGTCATTAGCAATGATGACTCTTGGATACATGGATAAGATCCGCAATGACGGTGCTTTTTTAGCCGGCTTGACCTCTGGGGTCTTAGGATCTTATGGAATTAGCGTGAATAAGAAAAAAACTAATAATGCAAATGCACCTAAAATAATAGATAATAAAAATAACAAAGTAGGTATTAAATGAAAAAATTAATTTTATTAGCTTTATTTTTTATAACACCAGCACATTCAGAAGTCCTACCTACTTGGAGTACTGGGTCTAGCAACCGTACTGAAAATACTACTCAGACAATACAACGCAGTATAGTCACAGAAAAATACGGGTCAGCGATTAATACATGGGAAGGTTCAAATATTACTGTTACATCAGCAACCAGTGGTGGAATAGAAGCAAGTGACGCTATATTTACACCAACAGACGCATCAGTAGATTGGACTTTAACAACAACGGTACGAGCAGCTTCACAAATGATCGAGAAAATTACTCAGAATGATGATATTACAACGACTTCGGTTATCACTTCTCTTAGTGTGTTTAGTCAGTAATTCAGTACTGGCAGAAGGTGAGACTGATGTTGTAGCCCAACCAAATGCGATTGGTAATTCAAGTATTATCAATCAGAATATGAATATAAATCAGGGTGCAACAAGCAAAAATCAATATGGAAATCTTGTTTGTTCTCAGCCTTCAATGAGTTTTACACCTTTCTATACAGGTAATGATGCACAAGGGGAAGAGTCATACAGCATCAACGAAGGATGGGGGTTTCAAATGTCGTTTATGGTTCCCTTGGGAGTTAATAACGAAACGTGTTCTGAGTTAGCAAAAGTAAAACTAGACCTAGCCAAAGAAGAACTAGACAAGCAAGTGCATGATAAGCATATAATACGTGCCTTGAAATGTAGTCAGCTTCACGCATCGGGCTATATGTTGAATCCTAAGTCTAAGTTCGCATATATTTGCAGTGATGTAATTAATATAAGAAGTTATGTAAAAGCTAATCCTTCTTTGTTTGCAACTCCTTCACCTCCTTCTTCAAAACCTTAGTAAATATTTTCTTCAATATTTTTTTTAGTTGTCCTACTACAGCTTGTGCAGCAATAGATCCTCCAACTGCAACTGTACTTGCAACACCTGCACTGATAACACTTGATGCGATTACTTCTGGGGCAGGGATAGGAAAATCATAATTAAAAAATGGTATATTAAAAGTACCTACAGTTTCAACAGTTGAAGTATTTTCTAAGTTTTTTGGCAGGTTCAGTGGTATCTGTTCTGGCTTTATACCTTGCACTTCCTCGTCTTGCTCCTCTTCTTCTTCAGAAGTTTTTGCCTGATCTTCCGCAAGTCCCGACTGAACTTGTTCCAGAGAAGGTAAAAGGGCTGGATCTAAATATGGAACGTCTGCTATAGGTAAATCAAATTTAGTATTAGGTGGTATTAATATATCTTTAGTATTTGGGTAATATATTTTTGGTAAATCCAAATTGTTATTTTATAAAACAGAAATTATAAAAGCTAAAAGTTCAGTGTATCTAATGCTATATCTATTACCTGCTGGTACTGCTGGTTGTGTAATATTACCGTCTTCATCTTTTTCTTCTGCTACAGCATCCCATTCGTCATAACAAAATAGTGCGTAATCTTCTGCTTTTAAACCTTGTGCTTCAAATGCAACTTTCACTTCTTGTGCAATTACACCACAATGTATTCTTGCTTTATCACCTTTAGCTGCAACTGCTTTTTTATACTTAAATGTTTTTATTAAACCTTTTAATGTAGTAGCTACAGCTTTTTCTGCTGTTGTTAATGCTTGTATATCTTGTTTTAAATTTTGGTCAGAACTTTGTATTGCAGCGTTTGTTGCATAAACATTATCCCATCTAAAAGCACCAGAGCCTAAATTAAAACTATCGTCAACTGTTGGCAACGGATGAATTGCAAATCTTACGCCAGAATTGTTTACACTAAAATATTCAACACTTCCATTTAAACCTTTTACTTTAAAAGCACTAGTACCACTACCAGCTACATTAAATTCAACTCCATTACTTGAAGCAGAAAATCTTTGGTTGCCATTAAAAGTATCGATTCTTAATTTTGTAGTACCATCTCGTTTAAATATTAATCTATCTTGATGTTCAATAATAATGTCATGTCCATCAACAGTTAAATCACCCCCAAGTTCTGGTGTTGTATCTTCTACAAGATTGCTAATACCACCACCACCGCCACCACCACTTGATACAGCATTATCAACGTAAGCTGTAGTAGCTATTTTTGTACTATTATCACTTGCTGATTGGGTTGTTGCTGTTACTCCGTTAGTTAATACACCAGAACTAGAAGTTAAAGCACCAAATAACGTATCTCTTGCAGCAATATCAACTCCATCTACGGTTCCAGTAACGGTAATATTGTTTGTAACATCTAAATCTTCAGTAGTTACTTTTTTATTTACATTATCAACAGTAAACCAAGTTGTACCACTTTTTTGTGCTACAAAAGTTGTTATATTATTACCATTTCTATTAATTTTAAACAAACTACCACCACCACCACCAGCATTAGTTAACGCTTGAATGGCAAATGTGTTATTAGAACTGCATTTAAAATCCCATCTTTGGTTATCAGCATCAGCGTTTGTATCTTCAAATTCCAAGCTAGGAGAAACATCACTAATTTTAAAATCATTAGCAGTAGTCATACCATTTACGGTTAATGATCCAGTTGTAGTTATATTTTGCGATCCAAAGTCAGGAGAAATCTTTGTTCCAGCTATCGCTGCACTACCATTAATATCGTCATTAACAATACTTAAGTTTTTAAATGCACTGACTTCTGTTAATGCCATAATGTTTTACTATTCTGTAACAGCCCAAGGTGTTCCTTCAGCAGTAGTTGGTGCGTTTAGTTCTGCAATAGCATCATCAACTTTTTTCTCAATATCACTAACTGTAGGGCCACCCATCTCAGCAGCATCTGAATTTATCTTGGCTTTTACCCAACCTATAACTGTAGCTGCATCTAACGTATCATAAGCAATAAGAGTGCTTGGTTTTGGCAGTGATACCATTCCTGTTTCTCTCCACTTCTCCTCTGTTCCATCCATCCCTTTTACACGATAGATGACCTCGTATATATATTTATCAGCCGTTTCATAACGACACTGATTTACTTCCCAAACTTTAGTAATTGCCATAATGTTATTTAATTTCGTTTACTTGATTTAAAATTTTTTTTATTTCTTTTATAGCACCTTGATCTTCTATCAATGGTTGTTGTAACGCTCTTAGTTGTTCTTGTAATTTTGTAATTTCTTGTTCTATTTTTTGTGCTTTAGCAACATTAGTGTTAAACCTAGTTTCAATTTCAGATTGACTTTTTGTTAAATAGCCAATAGTAGTTTCTTCTATTGTTGTCATAATTTTAAATATTTACATTTATATTATCAATACTTTTAATATTTGTCTCTAGGTAAAGCCGTATCTATATTTTAAAGCATTAAAGTTATGTAATATTTGTGCATCAGTTAATGTAGCTGCACTATCACTTCCACTTGTGTAATAATGAAAAGCACCTATTTTTCCAGCAAACATTTGTCTTGGGCCAGTATTACCGGAAAATGAAGGTGCTTCAGAACCACACCCAAGAAAACCAAATCTAGGTGTTTCATTTGTAGTTCCTCCACCTAATGCACCAAAAGTACCTGCTTGAGTGTCAATTTTTACACCATCAACATAATATCTTAATTCGCTTGTAGTAAAAGTAACGGCTACATAATGCCAACTATCATCTCTT